GAAGAGGTATTTTTCTGAGTAGTAGTAGTATCTTGCTAAAGTCACGTTCTTTAGTAAGATTTATGTTACGCTACTGTTTTATCTTCAACTTTATAAATTTATTTGAAGTATTTATTTGCCTTTTTACGTGTTATATTTTATTTATTATAGAAGTATTTTGATGAAACGTATTTATTTATATAAAAGTTGCAGTTTTCCTTGCAACAACAAAAGTTAATTTATATATGGAAGCTATTGAGTTTTTGGGGCCTTTAGTTTCAGGAGAGGTTCTAGCCTCGTGTTTATTAACGCAAAAACAATTTTAATTTTAAAAGGAAGGCTTAGTTGAAGTCTATAAGATAATGTTAGTGTGTTTTTGATTAGGGCTTGGATACGTTCCCAACGAGAGTTGGCTCCTTGCTAGGATGCAAATCTGATTGTCACCGTGACTCGCGCGTGACAGGTTAATCAATTGTAAATCACTTAAATTTTTCATTATTAAGTATATGAATATTAAGTTAATATTATTGCAGTATTAAACTGCCGCGCTCCCGGAGCGTGATATTTATACCGAGGAAAATTGTATGTCATTTATTACGATAGCATTTGTTAGCGTTGTCTTTGCGAAGAAAAGATAGCGTAGTTTGAGGCGACTGAGAGCCTCTAGTAGTGTCCGGCTATAGCGGAACCGTGACTGCTCGAGTTAGCAGCGTATTTAAAACTATATGAAAAATGAACTCTAATGATTTAAATGATTTTAACTTTCAGTCTGCCCAAACAGACTACCAATTTACAAAAGATTTTAGAAAGCAACAAACTAGTGTTAATATTTATAAAGTATATTATGCCTCATCAGGCCGCTTGCAAATTGTGAGCAAGAAAACATTTAGAACTATTAAGGCTAAGTGTATTAAAAGCGGGCATACAAAGATGAAGGTTATAGGTATGGTTCCTAGCTCTAAATTGAAAAATTTAGGGTTTGAGTGTGAGTCTATGTTTGGTAATATTAAGATGGTATATGAGACTATTCTTAAATTAACTAATAGTGCTCAATTAATGGAGAGTAAGATGAAAAGAGAGCATTTGTTGCCTCTTTTAACTTTAGGGCTAAAATATACTAGATACCATGATAAACAGATTACTTTTATAGACTTGATGATTTTACTAATAGATACTTATTCTGTGTTAAGCACAACATTTCCATCGTGGATTGGAGAAGAAGAGAAATTTAAAGCTGAATCGAGTTTGGAGACGTTGTTGTGTGGAACTATATCTATGTTTTTACCCTCCAAATTAGTAGAAATTATTAAACGAGCGAATCTGTTTTCTAACAGTAAGCTAGTTGATGATTTTGGCGGTTTTCATTCACTCTTTACTATGATAGTAGATTTTGTAAGCGATATATGCAATCGGTTACCGATACCACAGAAGATAAGAGAATTAGTGACTAGTTTTCTAAATTTTTTGAATATAGGTGAACACCACCGCCTTATAAGTGAGGCGCAGACTATTATAGATTTAGCTGCGGATGGAAAAGTATATTTAGATGAGCGATTTCGTAACAGAGTTAAAGATGTACATGGAAAGATTAATGAATCTTTGGAGATTGCCTCTTGGAAAATGAGAAGTCCAGGGGTTAAGAAAATTTGCTCGCAGTTAGTGGATGTGTACAGAATATCAAATAATTATTCGAATGCCTCTCGGCAGGAACCAAATTTATTTATATTTGAAGGCCAAGCTGGTTGCGGTAAATCAGTATTATTAAATTTAATAGTACAGTGTTTGCAGGATACAACGTATGTGCACACTGTTAAAGCATCAATGGATGGAAAAGACTTTTATGATTCTTATAATAATCAGACGAATATGGTTCTAGACGATTTAGGACAACAAGGCATGTCTCAATGGAGACAGATTATAAATTTTATATCATGTGTAATTTGTCCGTTAGATTGTGCCTCAGTGGATCTTAAGGATACGAAGTTTATGAACAGTCGTAGAGTCATTGCGACAACTAATCAGTTTATGTCTCTTAATGGAGTTACAAAGCAAGATTGTATAACTGAATTATCTGCATTGCATCGAAGAGGATATGTTTTTGATTTTAAGAACGTAACCTTCATTGATGGAATGCACATAGGAACATTAGTTTTCCGTAGATATGATTTGGCTACAGCTACATTTATAAATGCATTACCAATTGGCATGAAAAAATTTCTAAGCGATCGTAATGAAAGCTTAGAGCTAACTATAGAAATTACAAAAGATAATCAAGAAGAACTTTTAGTTTTTATTTTAGATATAATGAATGCGTGTGATGCGATGAAGAATTCACATTATAACAGCTCAGTCTTACCAGATGATACTATTCGAAGGGTGAGAGAGAAAACGAGATTTCAAGCCGAAGGAGGAGTTATAGGTAAGAGTGCTTTTGATTTAGCCGAAGGTGCATATACATACGTTAGTGCACCAAAAGTAAATAATGATAAAACTCTTATTAAAAGGGATTCTGGAATAGAAGAAAATGAATATAGCTCCGATGTACCGTGGTTTGCACGTGCCGAACCTGTTTCGTGGAAAACGTACTTTAGCTCAATGTCACGAGATGAAGAGTATCAGGTTAAGCGTGGTTATTTATACAAAGTCTACCATTCAGCGTGGTTTGGAGAAGCCATAAAAGCTTTCTTTGAATACTTTTGCTTGATGTATATCGTGAATCTCAAGAGTGCAATGTTCTCAGGAGATTTATTAACTATCATTATTACACTCTGGAGCATTTATAGCTTGTTAAGTTTATTGTATACATTCGGAAGGAGCATTATCAAAGGATGCGCTAAAATAACGCATAAAGTGTTCGATACTATAAGTACAAATACTATGAGCACATTTGAAGCACAGTCAAGAATTTATGCTGACATGGCCACTAATTTAGCGAAGACGCACTCATCAACACAAAGTATTTTAAAAAATAACACTTTTGTAGTCGAGTTAAAAGCGGATGATGTCTGCCAATCTTCAATGGGAATATTATCAGAGCGTAGTGTAATTGTACCAGCTCATATAGCCGTTAAAGAAATTATGGTTTTAACAGCGTATTCAGCAAATAAGCAAGTAGTAGTGGATAAACATATTGTCAGGAGAGTATATCTAAATGATAAGGATGATGTAGCAATATATAATCTTAGTCCTTCATACCCTTCTCCTTTTAAGTCTATTGTCAAGCACTTAAAGAATACAACAACAGTTGGTAGTTATGAAAATGCTAATCTTATAAATTGCTTTGGAGCTATACCAATTGGTGATATAATAATCAAACCTGAAGAAAGAGTTAGTTCTTCCTATAAACGGGTTGTAGATTCTTACCCAACATATATTAACTCTTTTGATAAAGATAAAGATTTGTTTTATAATGTTCGTTTTTCAGGTATGTGTGGTACTGTAGCTGTGGATAATACTCATGGTATATTAGGAATGCACGTCGCAGGATCTAGTGCGTTGGGTATAGGAGTTAGTATTATATGGAGCTCGAAAGTGAAAGAAGAGATGAAGAAAGTTTTGTCTCAATCCGCAGGATGGAATATAGGATTGCCGTTAGCAGAGCAAGATCGTGACGGAGAGAGTGTGGTCCAAATAGACTTTAAGGGTGGTGTTACTTTAAATAAAGACAGTAATATTATTCCTACAGAATTGCATGGGATTTACGAAGTAACCCGGAAACCAGCTAATTTGCGAAAGTATGGAGTGGGTACTACTTCTGAAGTGTTTAAGAAAAGCACGAGTCCCTGTAGTTTTGTTAAGATAGAGGCGATAGAGTTTGCAAAAGAGACTATTCGCCATATGTTGAGTCCATTTGACAAACTTTCAGAAGAAGAGACCATCAAGGGGTCTGCAGAGAAGAACTTAGCGGGAATGAATAAGGAGTCGTCAAATGGATACGAATATAATCTTGAGAAAAACGACTATATAGATTTTGATAAAGGTGTCGTCTTACCTCCATTTAGAGAAAGATTAGATCATATTAACAGTTTAGTGAGTTCGCGGATTTACCCAACTGGGGATATGGTCTATGTGGAGTGCTTGAAAGACGAATTAAAACCTATAGATAAAGATCCACGCACGTTTCGTATAGGAACGCTCGGTAATCAATTTTTAACAAAGCAATATTTTGGTAATATGGTTTCACATATTATTAAAAATAGAGATTTTAATATGATACAAGTTGGTATCAATCCGTATGTGGAGTGGAGTAAATTATATGATCGTATAGAGTCGTGCTCGCTTAAGTGGGCTGGAGATATATCAAAGTGGGATGGGAAAATGAGCGCAGAAGTGCAACAATCAGTTGTAGAAGTTATATTAGAATTCGTCGCTGATGATAATAAGGAAATGTCTCAGGTGTTATTAAGCACTTTAATGAACAGCCTGGTCATAGTTGCCAACAAGACATTTTTAACAACTCATTCCTTCCCATCAGGAAGTTTTTTGACAGCTATCGTTAATAGTTTAGTGAATAGGTTTTATACAGCATTATGGTATTATGAGAGCCTTAGTAAAAATCGTATAAAGCCGACCGTATCGGAGTACTTTGATATTGTTGTTGACTATGTTTATGGAGATGATAAGCTAAATGGAGTTAAAAGTAGAGTTGACATATTGAATGCAGTCACTATGCGTGATTTTTTCGAGAGCTTAGGGATGACTTTAACAGATTCACAAAAGAACCCGTTGGTAAATCCTGGGCAGCGGTGGGAAGAAATCACCTTTCTTAAGCGTTCTTTTTATATGCACGGGAAAATAGGGCGTATTATGTGCCCTTTATCTAAGGAAACTTTGTATACAGGTATTCAATTCTATGATAGATCAAAAGAATATAATGTGGTGATACAGGATAAGATTAATGCTTTTCAGCGCGAAATGTATTTACACAATGACTACGAAAGGGAGATGGCTTTATTCGAACAGAAACTTAAGCAGAAAGAATTCGTATTAGTGAAGATACCTGAAAGGACGTTGCACCACTTGTA